ACACCTTTATCTTGCCTCCTCCAGCATCGCCGTTATACGCGAAAATTCGTATCTGCTGGCGTTGGTGATTTTCTTGGCTATATGCCTCGTCCTTCTGCTCGTGTTTCGTCGTGGTCTTACTATGATTGTAAGAAGGCTATCGATTACAATTACGCGATTCCTCGATATTACCTTAGGTATCTTAAACCGGAGGACGAAGTTGTTCGTTCGATTACCGCTGCTGATTCTTATTCACGTTTTAGCAAGTCTCCTTTGGTTAAGCGTATTGTGTCTTTGTGTGTTGAGCGGTTCAATCTCAATTCCGCCGTATCCGGTAGAGCGTCGTATACGTGGGAGCAAAAGCAAATAATGCGCTTCTCCGCCTCTTCTCGTAAGATGCCTGATTTTGATCCCCCTACCTGGTTGGATTTGGATATTCTCCAATTTTGGCAGGACCATTATAACCTTCAACTAAACATTTAATTTATGGGAAAACAACCTTTTATCTCACACACTGTAAATGGCTACTCTCGCTATGATGTCCCTGAGAGTAAGGCGTTTACTTGCACACCGGGCATTTTGTATCCGGTGCGGATCGATTTTATCAATGCCCGTGATCGTGTCTCTATCGAGCAGGGTATTGATGTTCGCAGCAATCCTCTTGCTGTTCCGACCTTTAACCCCTATACTGTTCGGCTTCACCGTTTCTGGGTGCCCCTTCAGTTGTATCATCCCGAGATGAGGACGAATAGCAGCAAATTCGATATGAACGAATTGAGCTTGAACTTTGTTGCTGCTTCGACGACTGGGTCTTATGAATTTACTGTCAATAACTACCCCTACTCTAATTCGCTGCTTCGTTGGTTGCGTATCCTTCCTGCTTCTATTCCGACGCCGACCTCCAGTAATGTCCCTATGTCGCCTAACCTCTCGGCCGCTCAGCTTTCATACCCTTTAGGTTGGTGTACCGCCGATTCTTATCTCGCCTATTGGGACATCGTCCGTAATTACTATAGTTACTCCCAGTGGGGGCTCTATTCTTTTGCTTGGCCCGGTAGTTGGTATTTCATACCCAATAGTACCGGTGCTGCTTATAGTGTTCTTCAGTTCGCAGACGATTCGACGTTCTTTTCTCAAAGATTTGGTAACCTCGAATTTTTGGATGCTTATTTCGAGAGTCAGTTCTATCCTTCGGCTGTGTCGTCTTCGAATAATACGTATAATAGAGGGAATCTTTTTTCCCAGATAGTTCTTTCGGACCTCGGTGCTACAATTACCGCCTCTAAGAATGGATACCCCGTTTCTTCTATCTATCCCGGTAGCACCTCATTGTCTACCGCAGGTCCTGCGAATCAGTTCTCTGTCGATTCTGGCACTACGACCGTTACCACGCTTGGGGCGTTTCTCGTATCTCACCCGATGGCCGTTGTGCCTTCGAATCCTGATCGTTATAGCCGTTTGCTTCCCGTTGGTAGTTCTGATGGTGTTTCCATGTCTGGCGTTTCTACTATACCGCAACTGGCTATTGCTTCGCGTCTTCAGGAGTACAAAGATTTGTTGGGCGCAGGAGGAAGTCGTTATAGTGATTGGTTGGAGACGTTTTTTGCCTCCAAGATTGAGCATGTAGACCGGCCTAAACTTCTTTTCAGCGCCTCTCAGACCGTTAATGTGCAAATTGTTCTGAATCAATCCGGACAGAATAATTTTGCTCCTTCTACCAGTAGCGGACCTCTTGGTCAGCAAGGTGGTGCTATCGCCTTTAATGAGCGTCTCGGTCGTCGCCAGTCTTATTATTTCCGCGAACCTGGTTATATGATTGATATGTTGAGTATTCGCCCTGTCTACTATTGGGCTGGAATTTACCCGGATTATCTTCATTATACTGGTCCTGATTATTTTAACCCTATTTACAATGACATTGGATACCAGGACGTTCCTGGATTTCAATTTGGATTCGGAACAACCTCGACCGCGGAAGCTGTGGCTTACGAGCCGTGTTTTAACGAATTTCGAGCCTCTTACGATGAAGTCCTTGGTCAGTTGTCTCGGTTCCAGGTTTCCAGCGGCACTGTACCCCTTTATTCTTATTGGGTTCAACAGCGCGTTTTGTCTGCGAGCTATAATAAGTATTATTCTCTCTTGTTTGTGGATATTGACCAGGTGAACTCGCCGTTTGCCTCTAAGAGGGAGGACAATTTTTTCATTAACCTTTCGTATTCCGTTCAGAAGAAGAATCTGGTAAATAAAACTTTTGCAACCCGTTTGTCTAATCGTTAATATATTGATTTTATGGCACTTGATTGGCTTCTTGAAGACCCCCCCGCTTATGTTTCTCGCGGTCAGCGTATTCTTTCTGTTCTCGATGGTTCTGGCACTGTCGACGTTTTGCCTGGTCGTCCGGATGTGGTGGCAGAGTCGGCTGACTTTGATAAGGGTGAAAAATTCAACCCTGAGATTGATTTCGATCCTAATTCCTTTTCTCGCATGGATAAGTTTGACGGTCTCGAAGTTGGACAGGAACTTATTGATTCAGAGCTAGATAGGTCGAAGTCTGCTTCTAAATCTTCCAATTCTGAAGAAAAATAGTATATCCTTTACTTGACGATATATGTTACGTGCGCGGCCCCTTTTGCAAGAGTTCGTGAATTGCAGATGGTTATTGGAACGACTGCAGGAGAGGTCGCGCATTTTTCTATCGTTCTTTAAATTTTATCCCTATGTCTGATACTAAACAACCCTTTTACAAGTCGAAGGCGTTTTGGACGCTCGTCTCCTCTATTGTTGCCGCTCTAGCCGCCTTTTTCCTTGCCTCGTGTTCTGCCCAGGCTAGGATGCAGCGTAGTGGCGTTCACGTCGACACAGTGCGTGTTGATTATATCATTCGTTCAAACAATTTAACTCACATGTAGTATGCCTGCTCCCGTTGCTGCTGCCGCTGCCGCATCTTTTGGCCAGGCTCTTGGACAGTCCGCCGCTTCTACCAGCACTAATGGCTTGATTAATGGCTTTTTAGGCCAGCTTTTTGGCGGTATGAACGCTCGTCGCCAGTGGCGATTTCAGCAGAAGCAGATGGCTCTTCAGCAGAAGTATGCTTTGGAGCAGATGCAGAGGCAGTCTGAGCTTTCTTATACTAATTGGCAAAGGCAGTTTGATTATGAAAATTCATATAATGACCCCTCAAAGGTCTTTGATCGTTATTTGAAGGCTGGCGCAACTCCTGCTGCTGTTTTAGGCTCTTCGGGTGTTGGCATTAACGCTACGATGTCCGGCGGTTCTGCGGGCATGCCCTCTGCTTCCGCCCCTTCAGGTGGTGCCCCGGTTAGTTCTGCGGCTTTCGCTCCCGGTGATCCCGCCGCTATCGCGCAGAATATGGTGGCCCGCTCTACGGTTGACCGCAATTCCGCTGCTGCTAATCGTGATAACGCCGAGGCTGCCTTTATGAGAGGCAATACTCATAGTGCTGATTGGCGAAAGGAAGTGGATGAGTTGGAGAAAAAGTCTCTAGAGCATAATATCAACAATGTTTCTGAACTAACTCGCCTTAATCGCGCTTTGGCTGACATCCACGCAGCTGATGCTGAATACGCTGATCTTATGGCTACGTATAAGTTTTTAGATTTTGTTGCCATGTATTCGAAACACGTTGAGGAGGCGAATCAGATTAAGAAGTACAACGATAAATATTTTGATTCTGTCTATGCCGCTCAAATCGCCCGGGATTTCGCAGCCGCTTACGAGTCTGCCGCCTCTGGCGATGTCTTGAATGTTGAGTCTGAAATACGTAAGGTTAATTTAGCTGATCTCCGTGAGTGGTTTTCCTTGAACTGGGATTCAGAAGTTGATGTTCCAGAGGTTGACGAGAAAGGCAAGCCTACCGGTAAGACAATAAAGATGACAGGTCGTCAGATTCATCAGAAATTAATGGGTCTTGCAGCATCGGAAGGTCAACAAAGCCTCTCGGGTCGCTGGTTTCGGAATCGATCCCAAAAGAATGCGTTTGGCTACAGTTTGGCGAGAACTGCCTTGGTTGGCGCTATGGCTGTCGCCGGCACGGCGGTGACGAAGCGTCCCGTTTCCGTTGATTATGACGAAGAGAGGGAAGTTTACAGCCGAGATGGTGAATTTGTCGGAGGCACAAGGGTTTCCCGTCGTCATTTGAGGAGAAATTGAACAACTTTTCTGACTTTTTGAACTTTGCCGTTTGTCTTTTTTTGATGTAACTTTGTGCCACGAACATAACCAATAACCACACTATTATGAAAAAGACTAGAGTTTTTGCGAATTCCGAATTTCCGGTTGACGCTGTAGCGAATCTGTTTGTCGCGTGGCTTGGCTTTCGATGTGCATTTTCTGCTTTTAGATCAAACTGCGGGTTTGACGCGAAACACGATCGCATATTTCGAATCGTGCTTCGTTCTCGAATTCGAAGTGCAGTTCATTCGTCTCATTTAGGCATAGGTGATCTTATTTCTACGAGTTTCTTATTCACTGACACACCCGAAGGTTATGCCTATTGGACTGATTTATCTTTCGCTTGGCGTCGTTTTTGCATTGACTTTCAAGATAATTTTAAATAATATTGTTATGACACAAATTCACGTTGTTATTCGTCGCATTAATCCTGCCTTTAAGATTGACCTTGTTCAGGTAGGCTACATTGAAAATGGACAGTTTTCTGCACTCTCTATTGATGCCCTTGAACGTACCCCCGTTTCTACCTACGTTGAGCATTCCAGTATTGCTGATTCTCCCTATATTGAGCATCGCTCTGTTTTCAGTCTCGTAGATGCCTTGAGTGTGTATCCGAATTTCGATATCGAGTTTTTCGATAATACACTCGTTCTTATGTTTGACTTTGATTTGATTTCCGATGAAAGCGCGTCGCAGGAAGAAGGGAAAGGGAACTAGAGTAGTAACCCGCCCGCTCGGTGGAAAAGTTCTTTGACTTGTTAGGCCCCAGGAGATACTTCTTTCTCCTGCGGGCTTTTTTGTCCACCGGCTTTGCCGGTATATTTCAAACGAAGTGAAGCCATGGAGGCCGAAGACGCGCAGCGTCCCAGCCGTTAAGGCTGTCGGCCGGCGAAACGTAGTAGTTTTCGCGATCGAAAGTACCGTCTTTCGAAGCGCAAAGTAATCTTT